AAAGCTTGGTGCTGATGTAGCTGCAGTTGAGAAGCAGTTGACCGACAAGATTAAACTAACCAACATGCACGCATTCAATTCCAAGTGCGTGATTCACAAGTACAACACTCCGAATGAAATTCTGTCGGAGTTTGCAGTTGTGCGTCTTGAACTCTACGGAAAGCGTCGCGAACATCTACTCAAGGTTCTGAATGACAAATTGCCTTACCACGAGAACGTAGTTCGATTTATTCGCCAGCAGTGTCAGGAGAAACCTGTTCCAGACATTCGCCGTAAGACGCGTGAGGAATGTGATATTCTGCTCAAGAAGGAGAAGTTTGAACTCATCAAGGAATCGTATGATTACCTGATGAATCTTCCTATTGCATCTTTGACACTTACAAACGCAACTAAGCACGAGAAGGAACTTGCTGAACTTAAGAAACAAATTAGTGAGCTAGAAGGAACCACTCCTAAACAGTTGTGGCTTTCTGATCTAAAAAAGCTTAAATTTTAATGATATAATTGAGAGCTAAATATGGTTGCATATTATTGTGAGCCGCTCCGCCGCCGGCGTTATTTATGGTTATGTTTGTAACTGCTGAAACAGTAGTAGCAACTGTACTTTTTATACTAGATAACTTATTACTACCAGCAATTCCGTCATTATTCTGATCATTGGCAGCAGTGTTTGTAAGAGCATGACTGTGACCTGGATCATTAATTGTATGTGTGTGTGCAGGTATTTCATTAACAGTCAGTGTGTGATTTTCTTCTCCTCCAGTATTACCAAGCCCATAATTATTTGTCGTATTTGTACCAACACCAACAACTGTTTTTTGTCTTAAATCGGGAACGTTAAACGTAGTTGTGGTATCACCGGCTCCAAATGTTGTTCCAATAACTCCAAATAATACCGAATATCTTGTTCTGGTAACGGCATTACCATCGCACAAAAGCCAACCAGTCGGAGCAGTGGTTCCTGCGAATATAAGTATACTTCCTGAAGGAGCCGAGGAGATTCCTGCAGGACCTGTTGGACCTGTAGAAGCTGTAGGACCTGTCGCACCAGAAAGACCCGCAGGACCCGTAGGACCCGTAGGACCACTAACGCCAGAAGCACCAGGAGCACCAGGAGCACCAGGAGCACCAGGAGCACCACTACTACCACTTGGACCTGGACATGTAACGAGTTTTGAAAATGCAAGATATTCACTTGCCGATAGCATTCTTAATTTATAGTTAAATAAAGACTTTCATATTTTTGCACATACAAGAATAATGGCAAGTCAATCATATCAAGAATTATTAGCAGAGACTTATCGAGAAACTGAAACTTTACAAGAAGATTTTACAGAAGAAGATGAGGAACCTGATATCGACGGTCACCAAGAACGCGACTACGATATAAGTGAAGTAGCTGATCAGGATGCATTTAAAAAATTTGCTGGCAATCGCGGACATCCTGAAACCATTCCTAAACCAGCACAGTTCACCGACAAAGGCAAAAATAGTATACGATATGAAAAAGATATTCAAATTTATTCATTTAATATTGATAGTCGATTTCGCGATTATACTAAACTAACAAATCAAACAAACACAATTCTCGCTCAATTATTCCCAACCCCCGCAGCAAATACATCTCTAGATAAATCAGGTAATTTAATACTAGGGGGAACTTTAGCTGGAACAACACCTACAGATTCGTTCAGTTCATCAAAGTCATCTAATTTTATATTTACACTTCCACGTACCATAAAAAATGTATATTCGGTTGCCCTTACGTCAATTGAATTTCCTAATACATTTTATGAGTTTGATACGGCGTTGTATAACAACACCACAATGACAATTATTGATTTAAGCAGTCCCAACAGTGGTGCTATCTATAATGTACGTATTCCCGATGGAAATTATGATACATTTACTAATTTTGCTTCGGCCGTACAATATGCAATACAAAATTCAGTAAATCCAAATCGTGTTGTTAATACTGTATTTCAGTCATTTAAAGTTACGTATATCACTTTAAAAGGAAAAATGATTTTTTCGAATCCAACACAATTTACATTTAAATTTCCCAGAAGTATACATCCTAGTGGAAATGGCCTTGGTTATTTTTTAGGGTTTAGTCAAATAGATTATACAAATAGCCCAAGCCAAACAGGAGAAATTTCTTCATCATTATATGGAAATACTACAGCAGGTTTAGTCGCTACGTATGGAGTATCGAGCACCGGACCTCCATTAACAACTGATTACCGATTAGCCGCTGAAAATATTCCTGTTATTTTATCAAACAATTATATTTATATTGCATTGAATGATTGGAACGTAATTGTTCACCGTGATTTTAATAATGCACACTTTTATGCATTTGCAAAAATTATGGTTCCTGCTGTAAAATACACAATTGTATATGACAGTGACACGACAAACACAACTGTGAAAGAATACTTCTTTCAACAACCAAAAGATATAACTAAAATTGCTATCACCCTTTACGATGCATATGGAAATATACTAAATCTTCAGGGAGCTGATTTTTCATTCACACTTGAACTGAAACAGATCTTGAATATGAACTTATATGAAAGCCTTCGTGAACTCTAATTTTGACACTGTACTCCTCCAACACGAGGTTTCAAACACTTTGCAATAGATGTGTATGTAATTTGATCAAATAATACAGGAGGACAACCTGTTGCTGCCTGAATAGGGTTTCGGTTAACCGCTATTCTACCTGGAAACTCAACCTTTAAGAGTGTAGCTTCTGCCTTTACTCTTATTCCGTTTGTATACGCTGCGGATGACTTCATTTATCTTCTGTTACAGGAATTCTTATCTTACGACGTTTGGTAACTACAGGAACATTCCGTTCTTTTGGGGGCTCCGATTTAAGCAACTCAAAACGTTGACGCGCTTGTTCGATCGATACGCCCTTGTACACCAGATCCAGTTTCAATTTGAGGAGACTGTCCATAATCATTAGTTGGAACATTTCTTACGGCGTTTAGCCATGGATTTGCAGTAAAGGGTATCTTCTTTGGCTCTTCGGGAGCTGTTCCGTGACTGCTGTATAAAAAGAATCCAAAAGATCCAACAACTAAAACTAGCAAGCTAACATTCCACCACCAAGAAAATAGAGAATCGCGAAATGATTTTACCGACAACAAGTTATTTTGAACACGTTCTACGTTGTCTTGTACCAAATGAAACATCTTTGCTACATACAAGAGGAATCCTATGGGAACACTGGGCGCAGTCTATGGAATCTCATTTGTTGCAGGTAGTCTTGCATCAATGGGTTCCGCCTACATGGCATCTCAAATTTATCCAATTGAAGATGAAGGTGAAGACATTAATTTATTGGTAAAAAATGCAGAAGTTACGTCTCAAGAAGGTGGTGTCAAAAATACTGTTAAATCCTTACAAGCTGCTATAGATGCAGCTAAAATAAGAATGGATGGTATTATAGCAAAAAAACAAAAGGGATGGCAAATTGAATCTGCTAACATACAAAAAAGAATAAATGGATGGGAAAAAGAATTAAAAATTGCAAAAGAAGGACAAGCTAGATACGATGCTGCTCAAGCTGCTAAAAAGGCAGAATACGACGCTGCTCATCTTCCTAGAGCTCCTCCTTCAGGACCTCTTTCTCCCGTAGAACCTGTTGGTCTTGGTTATAAGACTCTATCTATCAAAACAGACAATAATTGTGGCGGAATGCATATTGGAAATAAAGGCACTGAGGGAATTATACTTTCGGCTGGACATTGTATTATAAATTTTGAACGAGGTAGTACAGATCCCAGGTCTGTTACCTACAATGATAACACAACTGCGAACGTAACTGTTGTATATAACCTAGGGTTTACTGCCGATACAGCTTATAAAGATGCTTCTCTTATTGCTGTTGGTACAACTAAAAACACAGACAATATCTTTTTACTTGAAAATCCCGAAGACTTACCTCAGGACACAGTTTTAAAATTTTACAGTATAACTACTGGTAGAAAGTGGGATAATACAATTGCAAAAATTACCGATATTAACTTTGTTGAAGCAGATATAGAGAGAAGTGGAATTGCAGATGAAGCACTATACCCTGATTTTAGAAAGTATATCCGAGGAATATGTTCAAACCCTGTAATAAGTCAGGGTGATTCTGGTAATCCAGTTGGAATTGAAAATAGTAATAAATTTATTTTAGTTGGATCTGTAACAATAGGCCGTAACCAAACATGTACTTCAATCAGCACGGTGTCTCAATTTATAGAACAAATAAAAGCCTATCAAATTACTGTAAATACCGCAACGTATAACAGAGAGACAAACCAATACACGTTTAAAAGAGCCTCCGACGGACCTGTTGAGCCTCCACCGCCTCCACCGCCTGACGAAGACGAAGACGAAGACGAAGACGAAGACGGTTATATTACTCCCCCCAATCCACGTATTAGGCCCATTCTTCCCACTCCTTCTCAAAAAATTCTGATAGATCAAGCGCTTAAGAGAGTATTTAAAGACGGAGATCGTAGCTTCAAAGCCCTTACATTAGCGATTGAACTCTTTGAAGGTAAAGATGTAAATAGAAAGCAATTTACTATGTCATTTACTACACACACATGCGTTCCCAATTCTATTAAGGAAGAAGTTCTTGAAGAAAATCGTGCAACGTTTTGTGAATATATTTCCAAAAACACTTCAAACGAAGATGAACGCGGAAAAAAGACAGAATTTTATCGCTTGAACTTTAGACGAGATAAGCAATTGCAAGTTTTTATTGATGAATTTATTCAGTTAGAAAAAGAGAAGGGAGACCCAGATGCCATTAGAGAAGAGCCTCCACCGCCACCGCCTCCACCGCCACCGCCTCCACCGCCCGATGAAGATAATCCATTTGATGGTCCGCCTCCACCGCCTCCACCGCCTCCACCGCCTCCACCGCCTCCAAATCCATCTGATGGTCCGCCTCCACCGCCTCCAAATCCATTTGGTCCGACTGCTACAGAACAAGTCACGGAAAAATTTAAAGAAAGCATTAATGCTTTAATAGTCAAATATAAAGATTCTGTCCAATACAATTTAGGGAAAGATATCATCAATAAGAACTTTTTTAACAATAAAATAAACCCAATAAAACCAAAAGATTTTTTGACATCTTACTCTGCTTTACGAGAATTCAACCCGATCGCATATCCGCCTATAGCATTCGATTCAATCGAACTGTTCATAAATAAAGATCCTACTCTCGATACTCTTTCGGGAGGTGGACAACGTGGTGGAACTATGAAAGATTATGCAGGATTTGATATTATTTATGCAATCAAATTATTACAAAACAATAATGATGTAATTAAACAAAATGCAAAAGATATAAATGAAAGAGTAAAATTATTTAATTCTGCAAATATTTCATTTATTCCAACTGCAGGTCCTACTAATATTAGTGATGCACTTAAATTTATTATTGAAAATGGTCCATTTGATAAAGAAAAATCTTTATTAACAGGAAAAGTATACCAGAATACTAGAGAAATAATTACCGTATTTCATAGAGCTATAGGAAATTTAAATCCAGCTAAATATTACGAATTAATTAAAGAAGCTGAAAGCGACAGACAGTCAAAAATAATTGCAGTGCGGTCTTGGATACGTTCATTGGCAAAAAGATCTAATGTAACCGAAAAAGATATTCAAAAACTTGTTCCAGATTTGATGACTATTAAACAATTTATTGATATTCTGGCCGAACTAAATGTTAACGAAAATCTAAAAATACATATTAATAAATCTGTATTTGAAAAAGAGACACCATTAATTCCGAATATGTACGTATTAAATAAAAGTATTAAGAAAATAACCGATAAAGCCAGAGATGCGATAACATTTGATAATATTGTAGATTACTTTGAAACTGAACCAATTTTTGATTTTTTTCTCTTTAAAAATGTTCTCGTTGTGCTTTATGACTTTACATTAGGTAATAAAGATTATGATAGAATTTATATAATACTTTCATATATCATCAACTGGCTAAAAGAAAGAACTCCAAATAGATTAACAAATAAAGATATAATCGATTTTCAAAAGAAGTACCCACAAATTAAACCAGAACAGCTTGTTGGTGTTTTGGCACTGATGGTTCGAAATAAAATTAAAGTTAAAAATAGTTTAGTGCGTATAATTGATTTTAATGCAATCAGATCCTTATCTGATGCTAGCAAAGTAGACCAAAATATTAAGTTAATTACCATGTTAGTTGACGTTAATCAGGTAACTCTTCCAAAACCGACTATATCACAAGTTCTTCAACTTGAAAAGGTATATGGTACTATAGACACTAATGCTTTACAGCTTCCTACGCTTTTTGTCGGTGAAATTATAATTGAAAGTATATCATCCTTAAGCAGTTTAGGTGATATAAATATTACAAAGTTTTCTGACTCATCAAACGATATGCAAAAATTGACTATTGACGGCGATAAAAAAGTTATAAAAGTTATTAAACCCGGAGTAATAATTAAAACTGATCGTTCTAAAGAGATATATAATAATATTACTACAGAGATACTTACGCAGCCTGTGTTAATCGCTTCAGATTCAACTAAGTCGCCCACCAAATATGAATTGACAATACGAAATAGAAGAGGAGTTAAGAGCGACAATGACAATGCTAAAGGTACATTAAATAGATCTACGGAGATAGATAGAGTGAGCACAATATCATTATTGCGAGAAATTCAAGGAGTTATTAATAAACGAAACGAAGAAGATAGAGAACAAGGTATTGTACGAGGAGAGTATAAAGAAGGTGAAATAGTAAAAAGTGCTAAAAAGTTTGTCAAAGGAACAGATGTTGCTAAAGAAATGAAGATGATGCAAGAAAGCAGGGAGAAGGATAAGCGTATCGAAGTTCTAGAAAAATTACAAGAACAGGTTAAAGAAAAGAAAGCAATATCGGACGAGGCTGAGAAAAGGTTTAGAGAAAAACTAGAAAAGGTAGCTCAAGCAAGAAAAATAAAAGAGCTTGAAGATTTGTTAAAAGAACGAGATGCTGGTCTTGCAAAAGAGTATGATAAACTAAAAGAGGATGAAAAAAATAAAAATGATCTCAAAAAACCAGATAGCATGACAGACGCCCAGTGGAACGACTTGAAAACATTACTTGGACCAGCTTCAGCTAATGATCTGCCATCAATAATATCTACATATAAAGCAACAAATAATTTTAATGTTTCACCATATTATTCAAGCACAGATGCAATGATTAACCAGCTATGGACAAATTTACAAATTAGAAAAAATAATAAGAAAAATAATAATAACAATAATAATAACAATAAGAATAACAATAAGAATAACAATAATAAAAGAAGACCGCAGCCCGGTGGTTATCATGAAACATTAAGGAATCACTTGCGTAGCCGTAGAGCTACACGTCGTAATCTTTAACTGAAGTTGATTAATTAATTTAGAAATATAACTGTTTACTGAATCATGAGTACAAACTAAAACGTCTTTTGTGCGAGTTGCCAGCAAAAGACGGATTACTTCATATTGTTCTACAGGTTTTAGCTCTTTCATACAAATTATTACTTTTCCTTCTTTATAGACTAATTGTTCGCGAATTGCCTCCATTATTTAAAAGGAGGTTAGCTTCTGTGTATACGGATTGTTCTTGTGAGCATCTAAGATTGACGGGTGATTGCGGTCTACATGAATATCCTGCTGTAGAGGCTCATTGTAACGGAAAGAACCAAGACTGTCAGCGTGAGCGTTTACGCGCTGGATCGGCGGATTGATACGAGTGGCATCTGAAAGAACGGACTCATCCTTCTTGGTCTGAATTGAGTAACTATCGGCACCCATTGAGAAACCAGTACCCTGAGCACCGGCGGGTCCAGGACGTCCCTCAGTTGTTAACTTCATGAATTCCTGATAAGGCTCTGTGAATGCACGAATGTAGGATGAAAAGATAGCGTTGCCTCCCGAAATGCCATTGTACGCTACACTTGTTGAAGCACGAGATGTCTCTTTCATGGGTTGTTCTGGATAGTTACGCGGAGCAGTTTGGGCACCTACAGCTGTATTCACACGATCCATTCCATATAGAACAAAACGATCGGGCTTATTCTTATTTACGTCAGCTTGAATACCAGGTTGCGTAATTTGAGAAACACCAGGTACAGGCTCCTGAGTGTACGATAACTTCGGGCGAGTATCTGTACGAAGTTCATCTGTTGTTTTGGGAAGCTCATACTCACGAAGTTGGTCCTGTTGGAAGCCACCCTTACCTAAATTGGTATAGCCATCGTTTGCACCAGGACCAACGCGAACTTGTTCAACGGGGAATATATTCTTCATGTTCTGGCCGGAAACCATGCGAGACTGCATGAAGTCTGACTCGTTGGGATTGCCAAACGGATTACCAGTTGCAGGTTTAGCATCATAGAATGACTTTGTTTCACTCTTCTGAAAGTACTCCTTGCCAGCTCCCGTGTGATGATCTAGAAGAGTATCTGTACCTCCTGAGTACGTACTCTGCTTTAGTGCGGCTCCAAAGAAAGGTACCTCGTTACTATGACCTTGTTGGTGTTGAGAGTGAATTACGTTGTCAGAATGACTTTCTGTGGGGCGAGGGTCGGAATTTCTAAAGTCTTCACGCTGTTTTCCATCTTCACCCACGCTCGGCTGCTGTACAGCAAGTGCGTATCCAACAGCACCAAGTCCTAGTAAAAGTGCAACTTCAATCATCTTTGTATTTCACATTTACTTTTTCTTTCCTATCTTCACCGGTTCTGTAGCTATGGGAAAAATAGCATGGTTCTGGGGTTTATGGTGTAACCATGTTAAATTTCGGTGAGTTTGGTCTTGCTGTGATGACGGAGCTGGATTTATAACCGGAGCAAATCCAGTCTCTTCATCGCCCGGAACAAAAATCGGTCTATTTACCGGTGTGTCCAGTGGGTAATTGTGTGTGCTCATTTGTCTTGGGAACAGAAACTTTCAGCTCAGACCAAGCATCGCGATTAAAAGGCGATAGTGATATCTTACCAATCATCGAACGGAACTTATTAACCATGTTGTTAAATGCAGTGGTATCTGTGCCGGGTAAGGGTAGAGGTAACTTTACACCCTTGTTATCGGGTTTCACACCATAACAATTGACACCAAACTTTGTAGCAGGATCAAAGTAACCACCATTTACACCAGGACGACCACATCCTGTACGTTTTGATTGATCGGTTTCTTGTTGTAAAGCTTCCCATGTGGCCTGTTGTGTCGGATATAGAGCCATTCCACCCTGGGTCCAACCATAACCACACCATTCGGCGCCACTTGAGAATGCTTCCATTATTTGGTCATACGATGCAAGCTCGGACTCGTACGCTGCACAAAGAGCAGGAGCTTCATCATATGTATAGTTGTTACCGCTTACGTAAAAAACTTCTTTCTTTTCAATCGGCTTCATTGTAGTCGTTTTAGATGCCGGCGCAGGTCCAGCAGCCATTTCATGAAAACCAAGATCTAGACCATTCTTAGAAAAATCAACTGTAAATACTCCAAACTTTTGAAGAAGGTAAAACAGAAGAGCTGCAAGTCCCATAACTACAAGAACTGATATGATACTACCCGTACCTATAAATACGAATATGCACGACATTACAACTCCCACGATTGTGATTGCTAAGATTGTCGGATACGGCAACATTATTCTTCTAGCCGATAATAAATTAACATTCTCATAGCAGTTGACACGGGAAACTGTTTAGGGCCAAAGTTTTGAACATGTTGATCATCTATCTTACACCAAGGAGAGCCGGGTGGTATATTTCTGCCATATGTCCACCAATGTGAACCATTGTAACAAACAATTCCGATAAGTGCATATTTATTTTTATTCAGAACAAGAATGCTTGAATAACCAACAGAACCATTAATTGATCTAACGTGAAATATCATTACACGAGGAAATGATCCAATTAAATAATTTTTAGTACACCCTAATTTATTACATTTTTCACATTTCCATTCTTCAATTTTTACCGGTGTAACAACATCTTGAATACATTCTAGAATAGGTGTATCTAGTTTTGTTGTAGTAATATCAAATTCAATTACACTGTCTTCCTTTACGTTGTTTTCAGGACATGATTTACACTGAATTATTGATGCAGTTTTAAACCTACATAATTTATCCAAAAAAGGAATTTCATCGCACAAGTGTTGAAGAAGCTCATGGCTATCACCAATACCATCTCCTGCGGGCATATGGTGGGTTTTTACGGACTGAAAGAATTCCTTTAGACCTTCTTTGCCTCCTGTTTTCCAAATTTTACATAAGCACTCGTCTAGAACATTATTTGTTTCAAAAATACCATTATCATAACGGGTTTGTACATCGGGAATTCTGAATATTCCTTGTAAACAAGCACTAACCCAACAACTTCCTCGAAAGTTTTGGAGTCCGAACATACTTACTTCTAATGCTGGAACTTAGAGAAATCTGTTAAAAAGGGTTGAGGAGGACCTTCTGTGGGAAATGCTTTTTGTAGATCTGGATTAAAATCGTATGTCTCATCATCTACTTGATCCGAAACATGCTTTTCCGGAATTGATTTGTTCTTTGTACCGGGAACTATTGGAATATCCGGTCCATATATATCGGGATATGTGCCCGATGTATCAGTTGTTTTAGACTTATTTCCGTTAGGAGCAGTTGGCGGTACTACCCTTTCTGCTTTAGGACCATAAATTTCTAATTCAGACGGTTCGTCCTTCTTTTTCTTTTTTACTTCAGGCGTTCCGTGAGTTTGGAGAGCACTTACTAAATCTTTATTAGTCATACGTTCAACACGATACTGTGTTACAAAAATAACTACCACAAAAAGAAGTACAACCCCCAGTAAAAAAATAGTATCATTAACCATTCTTCTCTTTACTCAAAGCAAAGAAATCCCCTGAAAGAGTTTAAAGCAATATGTTTAAATATACCTTATTGCTAAAGTATAAATAAATGTCGCTACTGCGATATACTCCTGACGGAGGAAGCTGTAACCTAGGAGTTTCCGCAAAACAACCTGGCCCTAAAGGGGAGACTGGTCCTGTTGGTGCAAGCGGAGCCGCTGGTTCTACTGGAGCTTCAGGTGCTGCTGGACTACGAGGAGCTACTGGAGCCTCGGGAGCTATAGGAGTAACTGGTGTTACAGGACCATCTGGACCTCCTGGAGTAAGCGCTGGCAAAATTTTTTATTTTGATACCAATGGTGCATATACTTATGCGTTAATTTCATCTCCTGTAATTACAGGTCAAGTACAACAACCTATAACATTGACAAGTTCAGTTGGTCCATTTATTATTGATCCTGCTCTAATAGAATATCCAAACCTTATTGGAGGACTATGGAACATAAATATATACGCAAATATTGTGACTACTACAGGAGGTACTGCTACACTATATGGAGTAGTTCAACCTTTTACAAACACAACAGGACATACTCTTATTGGTACAGGATCAGGATCTCCTGTATCAATATCATCTTCAACAATACAATTGGTTACAAACAGTATACCTGTTTCTAATTATACTCTTGATACAGATCCTGATCAGTCAAATACATATGGAATTACATTATATGTTACCATAACAGGAACTGCAACTGTGAACCTTTATTATAGAGAACATACATCATCATATGTTGTAACAACTTTAGCAACAGCACAAGGTGTAGGCGCTGTACAAAATGGAACTTCTGGCCCTACAGGACCTACAGGTGTAAGGGGTCGCACAGGTGCTTCAGGAGCTTCAGGTATTACCGGACCTACAGGTGCTTCAGGTGCCGAGGGTCCTACAGGTCCTAAAGGTGATGCAGGTAATCCAGGTGGTGCTACAGGTCCTTCAGGTCCAACAGGCGCAAGCGGTGTAACAGGTCCTACTGGAGCTTCGGGTGCTGCTGGTTCTACAGGTGCTTCGGGCGCTATTGGTATAACAGGTCCTACAGGTGCTTCGGGGGTTACAGGTCTAACTGGACCTACAGGTGCTTCAGGCGTTGAGGGTCCTACTGGACCTACAGGTCCTAAAGGTGATCCGAATGGTCCAACGGGAGCTACAGGTCCTAAAGGTGATACAGGTAGTCCAGGTGGTGCTACAGGTCCTAGTGGAGCAAGTGGAGTAACCGGTCGTACTGGAGCGAGTGGAGTTACAGGTGTAACAGGCCCTACTGGCGCAAGTGGTGTAACAGGTCCCACTGGAGCTTCAGGTGTTACAGGTGTAACAGGTCCTACAGGTGCTAGTGGAGCCGCTGGTTCTACTGGAGCTTCGGGTGCTGCTGGTATAACAGGTCCTACGGGTGCAAGCGGAGCCGCTGGTTCTACTGGAGCTTCAGGTGCTGCTGGTATAACAGGTCCTACGGGAGCTTCAGGCGTTGAGGGTCCTACAGGTCCTAAAGGTGATCCGAATGGTCCAACGGGAGCTACAGGTCCTAAAGGTGATACAGGTAGTCCAGGTGGTGCTACAGGTCCTAGTGGAGCAAGTGGAGTAACCGGTCCTACTGGAGCGTCAGGTGCTGCTGGAATTACAGGACCTACGGGTTCAAGTGGAGCCGCTGGTTCTACGGGAGCTTCAGGCGCTGCTGGTATAACAGGTCCTACGGGTGCAAGCGGAGCCTCTGGTTCCACGGGTGCTTCAGGCGCTGCTGGTATAACAGGTCCTACGGGTGCAAGCGGAGCTTCTGGTTCCACAGGAGCTTCAGGCGCTGCTGGTATAACAGGTCCTACTGGAGCGTCAGGTGCTGCTGGTATAACAGGTCCTACTGGAGCTTCAGGTGCTGCTGGTATAACAGGTCCTACGGGTGCAAGCGGGGCCGCTGGTTCTACTGGACCTTCAGGTGCTGCTGGTATAACAGGTCCTACAGGTGCAAGCGGAGCCGCTGGTTCTACTGGAGCTTCAGGTGCTGCTGGTATAACAGGTCCTACAGGTGCAAGCGGAGCCGCTGGTTCTACTGGAGCTTCAGGTGCTGCTGGTATAACAGGTCCTACAGGTGCAAGCGGAGCCGCTGGAATTACAGGACCTACT